AATTTAATTGCTACGGATACTGTTGCACCGACTTTCAATAATTTAACGGTTGTCGATTGCAGTCCGGTCACGATAATGACCAACACAACAATAACGGCCGGCAATTTTGCGGCGGCGGCTTATTATAAAGTTCGCGTTCGAGGAACTGGCGTCGGTATCTTTAACGGATCAAGCGAAGAGTTCATAATATACATTGACAATGAATGTCATCGATACGAAACAAGGCGCTTGCATTGGTTGAACAAGTTTGGTGTTTGGGATTCGTTCACGTTCACGCTTGTTTCAACGGATTCGACGAAAGTAAGTTCAACCGGTTACAATCGCGAATCTGGCGTTTGGGACGGAACTTCGTACACTTATCCGCTTTATCAAGGACAAGCGACAACATACGCAAAGACCGCAAAGGACACATTGATTTTGAATTCCGATTGGATCAATGAAGAAGTTCAAAAATGGTTGGTTCGTGAACTATACGAATCGCCAAATGTATATTTGGAACAAGGTTATAATTTCGAACCGGTCAATGTTGTCAATTCCGGTTACCAATTTAAGCAACGAAGAATCAACGGCTTAATTCAAGAAGTTGTTGAAATTCAAAGAACTTATCTTTATAATTCGCAATTGAACTAAAATGAACGGCGAACTATACATCAATTCACGTTTGGTTGACATTGACCAATCGATTCCGTTTCCGTTGACATTTAACATTTCCGACATCAAGGACATTTCATCCAGGAAAGGAAACAAATCAAAAACGATTAAAATTCCAGGAACGTTAACGAATCACCAATTGTTCACGTCCGTATTTCTTTTGACGTCAACTGAAAAGATTTCAACGACGACATCCGGAATAGTGAACTTCGATCCGTCAATCAAAGCGCCTTGTCAATATTACAACAACGGATTGCTTGAATTCAACGGCATTGCGCAATTAATGGAATGCAATTTGAATGACGGCGTCTGGTCTTTCGAAATTACAATGGTAAGTGATACGATTGACTACATTGCAAGCTTGAAAAAAATCAAGGTTAATGAACTTGACTTTTCGGAATACGCACACTATTTGACATTAGCCGACCAACAAGAAACCTGGAACGGATTGAATCAAATCAACGGAGTTTCAACATCAATCAAGACCGGCGCAAATTGGGACGGCATCGGTTACTATTACGGTTTGATTGATTACGGTTATTCACGACCAACAGCGGACACGTTCGCAGTTGACAACATACCGCTTCAAGTTTTCGTTTATGGAATAATGGAAAAGATTTTCCAATATGCCGGCATAACTTGGAAAAGTGATTTCTTGGAAAGTCAAAGATTCAAGCGTTTGTTGTTGGCTTATTATGGTGGCGCGCTTCCGACGATTACACCTGGCGATTCATTAAACGATTCGGCAACGACAACCGAAAATAATAATGCCGGCGGTTTTATAATTAATGGAATTACATCTTCGCAAAACTATCAAGGAACGCAAGATCCTTTTTTACCGGCAATAAACTTTTTTGACAATTACGATGCGACCATTGTGACCGATCCGGCAAGTCAAGTCATTGGAACGAATCCTTTGAAATTCCGCGCCGGTTCGACTGGATTGTTCCAAGTGCAATATGCCGGAACACATGACATTGATTTTACTTTACCAATTGGCGTTTCTTTATATTGCGAATACAATGTTTCGTTGATTACGAAAAAAAATAATATAGTCATCGCAACGGATCAAGTTTATTCAGGACTTTTGAACATGGGAATCATGCCGGTTGCGACAACCACATTTTCATTCACAACATCGCGAACGATCAACATGTTGATAAATGATGAACTTACTTTCGAAATAAAATTACATCGAAATGAAGGTTCAATTTTTGGATCGCCTGGCGCACCGCAAACGTTTACGCAAACGGTCACATCAACCGGCGCAACATTGGACGTGATTAAAAGTCAACAAGCTTTGACGCCAGGTTCGGTCGTATCGGTTGCGTCTTTTTTACCGGACATGACTTGCGATGTATTCTTAAAAGGAATAATAACGGCCTTTAATTTATATTTGAAACCGGATGCTAACAACGCGACCATTCTTGAAATTGAACCGCTTTCCGATTTTTACAATAGTTCATTGGAAGCGCTTGAATGGAGTTATTTATTAGATTCATCAAAAGAAATTAAAGTGACGCCAACGATAAACTTCGCGGCTAAAAATTACAACTTTGAATTTGAAACCGAAGACGATTATTGGAATACGAAATATAAGAATGAATTTTCGGAACAATACGGTTCTTTTGTTTTGTCAAGTCAATCGCAATATGCAACGGAAACAACAACCATGAAGCTTCCATTCGGTCAACATCCATTGGCGGTGATTGACACAACGAACTTAATTGTTCCGCGATCTTATCAAATCAATTTTGATGAATTCGGAAATGGTCAAATCGTTTTGAAAAAAGGAAAGTCATTCATCGTTCAACTTGGCGAAATGCGCGCCGGCAATTGGGAACACCGAGACGAATTCGGAACGGACTTTCCACAAATAACTTATCCATACGTCGGACACCTGGATGACATCGACGCGCCAACATTTGATTTGAATTTCGGCGTTCCGCAAGTTGTTTATTATGCGGCAACAATTTACACCAATAACAATCTTTATGCTTACCACGAAACGTTCATCAAAGAAATTGTTTCCAGGTTCGGTAAATTGTTGACTTGTTATTTAATGATTGATTCCGACATTATCAATAAGCTTGATTTCCGGAACTTAATAAACATTGACGGTGTTGTTTATCGATTGCAAAAGATAAATGATTACGATTCCGGCAAAGGTCAATCGACAATGGTCGAACTGATTCGCATATTAGAAGGTGAGAATGAAGAAGAACCGCAATTTAGAATCACCGAAGCCGGCGATTTTAGAATCACCGAAGAATTAATCTTTGCGAATTATAGAATAATTGAATAAATAAAAAAAAATTATGGCCAATAAAAAAATAAGCGCGTTACCGTTACGAACCGCACCTTTAACTTTGAAGGATCAACTTGAAATTTGTTCTTTTATTTCGGTAATTTCGAAAGTTTCACAAAGAATGACATTCGACAACATCGCCAAATCGGTTTCAGCGTTCAACGCGGTTGGAAGTTTTTACGATAGCACAACACAAACGGCGCTTGTGTCAACACCGACGCCAATGAATTTTGCAAACACTTACTTTTCGCAAGATATTAATTTAGCAAGCGCAACGGAAATTCAAGTTGACAATGACGGACTTTATTCAATCCAGTTTTCCGCTCAAGTTTTTAGAACTTCTGGTTCATCGAATCGCGAAATTGATATTTGGTTTCGAGTTAACGGCGCGGACGTTCCGGATTCGAATACACGAATGACGGTGAAAGACAATAACCTTTATCATGTAGCGTCTTGGAATATATTCTTGAATCTTGTTGCAAGTGACCTTGTTGAAATTTATTGGTTGGTAAACGATGCGCACATTGAACTTCGCGCCGAAGCGGCAACGGCAAGCGTTCCGGCAACACCGTCAATCATTGCGACAATTAATCGAATTCAATAAATAAATTATGGCTACAAAAGAAGCGGTTTTTTCGCTACGCGTTGACACCGGAAATTCGGTTCAAGATATTCAAAACGCCGATACTGCGGTCAAGAATTTTAATAAAGATTTGCAAGCAACGCAAGCAACCGCCGCGTCCGGTACTGGAATAAGTAAAATGGAAGGCGATTTGACGGCGTTAAACAAAAAAATCACCGCCGGCGGATTGACCATTCGTGAAATGACGCAAGCGATGAAGCAATACCAAAATATTGCGACGATTGCCGGCACACAAAGTCCAATTGGACAAGAAGCGCTTCAAAAAACTATCCAATTAAAAAATGAAATCCGCGATTTGAAAAACACAACAAACGTTTTATCAAAGGACTTTGTTGGGATGAATACGGTAATGGAAGGATTGGGAACTGGTGCTGCGGTTTTTCAAGGACTTCAAGGCGCGATTGCATTGGCCGGAATTGAGAATGAAGATTTGGAAAAAACAATGGTCAAGTTGCAAGCAACGCAAGGAGTTGTTAATGCGGTGAACACCGTCGCAAAAAATTTGAACAAAGATGCGATTCTTGGAATTCAATTGCGAATTGCTGCGGAAAAGATTCAAAATTTTATTCAAACCGGTAGTTTTAGAAATACGGTTTTAGCTACGGAAGCAAAAGTTGCCGATACCGCCGCAACGGTTGCACAAGGGACGGCAACGGTGGCAACGTCGGTGGCAACATCAACCGCAACAATGGGAATGAAATTGCTTCGAGTAGCTTTGATTTCAACCGGTGTTGGTGCATTGGTTGTTGGATTGGGACTATTAATCGCAAATTTTGATAAAATAAAAGATGCGGTTGTTGGAGCTTACGACCGATTTAATAAATTGGGAACTGGCGTAAAAATTTTAATTGCATTTATGTTTCCGCTTGTTGGTTTAATTGTTGGAATTGGAAAAGCATTGGAATATTTTGGAGTTGTCGACGACGAAACCACGAGAAAAAATAAAGCCAACGCGCAAGCTCGGACAAAGGCCATTGAAAAAGAAGCGAACCGAGCGGCTATGCTTGCAAAACAAAAACAAAAATCGGATGACGACAAATATAGTCAAGAAATTGCACTGGCAAAGGCTGCCGGAAAAGCAACTTACGAAATGGAATTGGCAAAAGCAAAAGCACACGTCGCAAGCGGAAAAGTTTTTTTAGCCGAACAAAACAAAAAAATTAAGGCTTACAAAGACGAAATTGAAATGTTGATTGCGACCGGTGACGCCGATTCGGATCGTGTAAAATCATTAAAAAAATCATTGACCAACGCAAAAAAATTAGCGACTGAAAGTTACATTGACAACAAAGCCACAAATAATGCAATTGCGGTCATGGAAGTCGAACACCAAACGGAATTGGCAAATAATGCAAAAGATGCCGGAAAAAACGCCAAACAAAAAGAAGATGAAAAAAACAAAGCAAAACTTGAAGCGCTCAAATCACATTTGCAACGTGAAATTCAAGCGACCGAAGATTCTGAAAACTTAAAGATTTCGGAAATGGCGGACGGCCAAGCGAAAACAATCGCAACGCTTCAAGATACTTACGGCGACTGGCGCGAAGAACTGATTCGAAAAGCAAGTGAAACCGAATTGAAAGCGCTTGATGAAAAGTTCGCAAAAGGAAAAATGACCGAAGAAGAATATCGGTTATCTCTTCAAGATATTATGTCAAAAGGAGTCAAGAATTTGACCGCCGAAGAATTAAAATTGATGACCGAAAAAGAAGCGCAACTTGCCGAAGGAATTCGACGCGCAAAATTAACCGCCGAACAACGCGAGCTTGAAGATGTCGCAACTTTTTTCAAACAACAAATTGACCAGGCAAACGCGCAAGGCGAACAAGGAAAGGCGGCAGCGCTTCAATTAGTGGTTGACGAAGAAATTGCAAAAGCAAAAATACGAAAAAAATATGCGGACTTAGCGCTTGAAGAAGCGGCGCGGCAAGAAGCGATTCGACGTGAAAAAACAAAATTTGTAAATTCATTAATTAAAACCGATGCGGAAATTGCGCTTCAAGAATTAAACTTTCAACAAATTGACGCGAAAAAAGAACTTTTACGATTATTATCGTCCGAAAATAAAAGCGAACAAATTTCACAAGAAGAATTTGACGCGGCAATGATTGCGCTTCATAAGAAAAAAATTGCCGGAGTAAAGCAAATTGACATTGACGCAAAGGCGGCAACAAAAGCGGCCGAAATAAAAGCGCGCGAAGAAGAATTGGCCGGAGTTACCGAAGGAATCGCACAAGCGGAAGCAGCGCTTGAAAAAATAAAAATGGTCAATGACTTGATGAACGAAATCGGCGCGGCACGAATCATTAAAATAAACGAAGAACGTGACGAAGAGTTGGCAAATCTTGATGCACAACAAAAGGCGGAATTAAGCGCCGAAGGATTGACCGCCGAACAAAAGACCGCCATTGAAGAAAAGTTTGCAAAGCAAAAATACGCGGTTCAATTGGCTGCATTCAACCAAGAAGATAAAATCAATCGCGCGAAATTTAATCGAGACAAAGCGATAAAGCTTGCGGAAGTTGGAATCAACACCGCATCGGCTATCGTCAAAGGTATTGCGGAATTTGGGCCGCCGCCTTCGCCGGCCGGTATTGCTGCAATCGCAACGGCCGGAATTATCGGAACGACGCAAGCGCTCGCGATAATGAATCAAAAATACCAGGGCGGAAGCGCGCCGACGATGCCAAGCGTTTCAAATAGTGGCGGCGGCGGACTTGCCGGATCAAGCGCGTCATCGTTCACGTCGCAACCAACGACACAAACGTCGACAACTGGATTGAATGATAATGGTCAATCGATTACCGCACCGGTTCAAGTTTTCGTTTTGGAAAATGACATTTCGTCTACTCAAAACAAGGTGGCGGTTCAAGAATCAAAGTCAAGTTTTTGATCCAGGTTGAACCGGTCGAATTTAAGAATCCGTCGCCAGTGGAAAAGCAACCATAATCGCGAAGGAATTGTTCGGCCTTTGGAATATCGCATTTTGCAAGCTTCAAATTTGTTCCTGATCGCGATTCTTTTGGCGGATTGAAATTCAAATAAATTGATTTGATGAAATGGTTGTCACTTTGCCAATTTAATTGGTCAAAAGTTTTGATTAATTTTTTCGAATCCATTAACACTGGCGAATGTGTTTCGAAGTTTTTAATTGAATGGCCATAATATTGCAACAAATCAATTGTGTTTTTTGCAGCAATTTGATAATGTGTTGGATGATCCGGATTGATTGTTAAATCGCCGTTGAAAATTGGAACATCGGCACGAAGCTTCGGAGTGACAAAAAAATCGTCATTCATATAGATAAACTTTCCGCCGATTTGATTCGCAAAAGTTAAAATCTTATTCGTGACATCGACACCGCGAATGTTGTTGTATTGTTTGCAAGGAATGTTTTCGGCACCTGGAACAATGTCGCCAATTGTGAAAACTTTTGCTTTGGGAAAAGACATTCGAATCCAACGGATTGCTTGAATCATTTCAAAATCCGATGTACGTTTTTTATAAGGAAAGACAAAATTCATCGAACAAAAATACATAATAAATATGAAGAAAGAAATTCCAATTTACGAAATCTTTATTGATTTGGATGACGATCAAACAACGGTGTCTTTCAATTCGCTTGTTTCAATGCCGGCACATGAAAAGAACTTCATGACATTTTCAAAACAACAACGCTTTGAATTTAACGATGAAGAACAAGTGATCACCGGAATCGCCATTTCAGCCGAAACGCCGATTTATCGATATGACGAAGAATCGAAAGAAGAATATTATGTTGTTTTCACAAAGCAAGCCATTAAAGATATTATTTTCGATTACGCCAGGAAAGACAATTTTAACAATGTCAATTTGGAACACAATCCGAATCGAATCGTCAAATCAATCTTCATGATTCATTCATATCAAATCGACGCGGCAAAAGGATTCACCGCACCGGAAAGATTCAAGGACGCAAACGACGGATCTTGGATTGTATCTTATAAGGTCACCGACAAAGAATTGTTTGACAAAGCAAAGAACGGCGAATTCAACGGATTTTCAATTGAAGGAGTTTTCAATTTGATTGACACAAAAGAAGAACAAGAAATGTCTTTGATTTTTAACGAACTATTAAAATTAAAATTACAAATAAATGGCTGATTATAAAAATTTATTAAGATCATTTCAAAATTACTTTTCAAAAAAAGCAATGTCAAGAAATGCAAGAAAAAAAAATGATTTATTATCAATTGAAATAGAAAAATTGTATTCTAAAATTGAAGCGAACGATTTAATTATTGAAGAAAATCAAACTTCGTTAAGGGACATTGATTCTTTGAAACAAGATGCGGAAACAATTTTAATGGATCGATCAATAAGTCCAATCAAAATAAGTAAAATCAATCAATATGTTCGAGAAATTTCGAACAGATAAACATAATAAACATATAAAAGAAATACCATGAACAAAAATTTTAAGAAAGTTCTTGACTTAATTGCCGAAATGAAACAATCATTCGCAAACGCGTCAATGAAATTTGAACAAGCGACTTTGCTTGACGGAACAATTGTTGAATTCGAAATCTTTGAAGTTGGACAACCGCTTTTCGTAGTTACGGAAACGGAAACAATACCAGCACCGGAAGGAACACACGCTTTGAGCGGTGACCTTGAAGGCGTTTCGGTTGTTGTTGATGCAAATGGAATCATTGTTGAAATTATCGACGAAAGAGCAATCGAAGAAAATGCAAGCGCATTTCAAATCGTAGATGAACAAATTCCGGCGGTTCTTGAAGGAGTTTCCGAAATCATTGCAACCGAATTTGAAGTTGAAATGGATCGCGCTTTTGATGTTGCCAGTTTAATCGTTAATAGAATAAACGAAATCACAACGACCGAAGAAGAAGTTGTTGTTGTTGAGGAACAAGCAATGTCAAAAATAAACGCAAAGTTGGAATCATTCGCAACAAGCATCGAAGCGGTTGCCGAAATGATGAAAATTATTGCAAACCAAAACAATGATTTGTCGAAAGAAGTTGCGACATTGAAAGGTGAATTCGAGACCTTCAAGTCAGCACCAATAAACACGACATCCGAAGGCGAAAAATTCGCAAAAGTTGGCAACTTGACAGCTAAACAATTATGGTTAAAAAATAATAAAAATAAATAAAATGTCATTAAAAAAATACCTTAAAACATCATTCGACTACGATGTAGTTGGACTTGCACCGTACACCGACGAGCAAAGAGAAGATTTAATCGTTCGTTCGGTTACCGAAGCGCAAACATTACAATACATTGCGATTCAACAAGGAATCAAAGGAAGCGAAGAATTGAAATTAATGGACGATTCAATCGTTTATCAAACGGCGGATTGTTCAATGACACCAAATGGTGACACTGTTTTCACTGATCGTGCAATTTCAGTTGAAACTATTGGCTATATGAAAAGATTTTGTCAAAAAGATCTTGCTGGATTTTGGACGCAATTAGCGTTGACACCTGGCGCAATGGCCGAAGATAAGACATTACCTTTCGAAGCGCAAATCACTGATTATTTATTGAAGCTTCATGCTTTCGAATTAGACAAATTAATTTGGAACGGAAATAAAGCGACTGGTTCTGGAAACCTTGCGTTCATGAACGGATTTAGACAATTCTTAACAACTGCGAACGGTTGTGTCAATTTGAACACATCGGCGGTTGCTGCAATTACCGTTTCAAACGCTTACGATGTTTTTTACGAAGCATTTACCAACACACCAACAAATGTTGCGGAAGGCGAAGAATTCATTTGCATGACTGGACGCGAGAATTTTAACTTGTTATTAAAGAATTTAGTTGACTTAAATCTTTACCATTTTGCACCAGGGGAATTCGCAACAATGAACGAACTTTTATTGCCAGGTTCAAACATGCGAGTTGTTAAGGTTAACGGATTGAACGGAACGGACAACATTTACACCGGTCGTTCAAGTCACTTTGTATTCGGAACTGATTTATCTTCGGACTTCGAATCTTACGACCTTTGGTATTCATTCGACGACGATGTGATCTACCTTCGTTCTAAATTTAGAGCTGGAGTACAAGTTCCTTTCTTGAATCAAATCGGAGTTTGGAATGGTACATCTTCACCGAGCTAATTAAATAAATTAAATAATCACGACGGCCGGGCAACCGGCCTTCATTAAACTTAAAAAAATATGTCTTGTGAAATGACTTCCGGCTACAATGACCGGACATGTACTAACGGAAAAGGCGGAATCAAAAGCGTTTTATTGTTTCCTTTGGGAGCGGTTTCCGGCGCGATTGTTTCGGCAACAAATCAATTGACTGCGTTGACGGTAACTGGCGAAACGTTTCTTTACAAATTAAAGTCAAACCTTTCATCATACACCGCACCGGTAAAAGTTGATAAGAACAACGGAACGCTTTGGTATGAGCAATCATTATCAATGATTCTTGCATCCGATTCAAAAGAATTAAGAAGTGAAATTCACTTGCTTGCACAAAACGAAGTTGTTTGTTTGGTTGAAAATGCCGACGGAACAATTGTTGCGCTTGGACTTGGCGAAGGTCTTCAAGTTGCGGACGCGAACGAATACACTTCCGGAGTTCTTAAAAGCGACCGACGAGGACACACAATCGTTCTTAACGGAATGGAAAATGACGAAGTTCCTGATGTTTTGGGAACACTTTACACAACATTGTTGTCACAACAATCACCGTCAATCTAATACTTTACTAATTAAAATTAAAATGGGGAAGGGAAAATTATTCCTTTCCCCTTTTTTTTTGTAATTTTAGCGATATGAAAATAAAAAAAGAATACATCGGATCAAAATGTTGGTCAAAATTATTGTCGAAATGGTTGATTGTTGAGGAATCAAAAGGTGATTTTTATATGCAAGCCGGCATTTTTGACATTTACGAAACAACCGCACCAAAATTAATAAAGTATGTTGATAATACAAAGAAACGGAACGACGCCATTAATAGTGACGGTGACGGAATTGACAACGATTCCGAATCCAAGTTATCTATTTGAGTTCGTCCACGAACAAAGCTTCAAGGAATACCATTGCGTTTTGAATAACATTTCAACCGCAACACCGCGCTTTGATGAATTTGTTTTGATTGACGGCGTTGATGTGACTTTCGATTATAACGGTTATTATATTTATAACATATACGAACAACAATCGCCAGGAAATCTCAATCCGGCAAATGCCATTTCACTTGTTGAAACCGGCCGCGCCGAAGTCATCGAAATTGATTCGCCGGCAAATGAATACGATTCACCGATTTATTTCAACATATATGAACAATAAAATTAAAATGACTTCGCTTTCCTTCCGGAAAGAATTCGTAAAACCGGACGAAGAAAAAGACCGTTCACTTGGATTCGTGAAATGGGGAAAGAAAAACGATTATCCGTATTTTTTAATTGACCTTTTCAACGGATCGGCTTGGCATCAAGGAATTGTCAAGACGAAAACATTTTACATTGCCGGAAATGGCCTTGAAATCGTGACCGGTGACATGCAAGGATTCATTGACAACCAATATTCGCCTTTCGACATGAACGAAATTGCCGAACAATTAGCATTTGACTTCGAACTTTTTGGCGGTTTTGCGGTCAAAGGGACTTGGAATCGCGAAGGAACAAGGGTTGCAAAATGGGAATACTTGGACGTTGACGCGATTAGAATGACCGAAGACGAAAGAATGTATTATTTATCGGACGATTGGACGGCATTGAATCAATCGGCTGAAAAAACAAACCTTCGAATGTTTCCGGCATTGGACGAAAATAGTCCAGTTGGATCATTCATAATGTATTACAAAGAACCGTCAAAGAAATCAAGAAAAGAAAAGGGAATTTATCCGAAACCAACATACAACGGCGGATTGACCGCTATTCAAACGGATTGCGACATCGCTAAATTTCACATGTACGAACTGCAAAATGGATTCAAGTCCGGAACGTTGATCAACATGCCGTCCGGTTTTCCGGAATCAACCGAAGAACTTCACCGAATCACCGAATCAATCAAAGGCCGAACACAATCGGTCGAAGATGCCGGCGAAATCATTATAACTTTTTCCGACGGCAAGGACTTAGCGCCAACCGTTCAACAATTAAATGGAAACGACCTGGATCGAAGATATGAAGTGACCGCAGCATCGGTTCAACAAAACATCTTGGTTGCGCATTCAGTTACCGCACCGACATTGTTCGGAGTTATGCAACAAGGATCGTTCAACGCGGCGGAATCCGGCGACTTGTTTCAAATTTTCAAAACAACTTACGTTTCTTCGCGTCAAAAACGAATTGAATGGATGTTGAACTACATGGCGAAACTTGGTGGCTATATTGGAACGGTTAAACTTGTTGATGTATTGCCGTTAATTTTGACACCAACGGCCGAAGTGATTTCACCGGTTGCACCGATTGCAGCTTGCAAGCATGAATTCACAAATGATGAAATTTCAGTATTCGAACAATTCGGCGAAAGTCAAGATAATTATAAAGTTATTTCGACGCATCCAATCGCTTGGAACACATCAAGCGAAGAAGTTTTCGCGCGTCAAGACATGATGTTTGAAACGATT